CCATTATCACACCAAGTTAGCATGATAGTTTGATTAGCTTTTGACATGATCTCCTCCCCATCCTCCACCTTTAAAGTGGATAGCAGGTGGTGTAAATACTTTACTCAATGTGATATCACATCTTTCACACTTAGGAAACGGATCATCAGTAATGATCAGTTCAACAACTGAATCACAGTTGTTACATTTAAAATCAAATGTTGGCATTAGTACGGTGTCATCCCTCCGAGTTTGTCTGCTATATCTTTTACTCCCTTAGCAACCAGTTGTTCTACACGTTGAGGTGAGATATCCCAAGCCTCGGCTATGTCCGCAAGTGGCATGTCGTTCACAAATCTAGATGTAAGAATGCCTTGCATTCTGGGATCTAGTTTCTTCATTGCTCTATCTACATCAGCAATCATTGCTGCCAGATTGTTACCCTCATTGGCTGGCTTCTTAGCTTTAACCCCATGTATATCTGGATCAAAGACTTGGTTAGCCAAGTATGATTCGTTAGTGCCAGCAACTTTAATTAGATTCTCAATTAGATCTAGACGATAGAAGTACTCATCACCTAGTTCATAACCAAGAGTGCGAGCCTTCTCCTTGCGAGCGTATCGCTCGCCAGCCCTACGCATGAATGTACTGAATGCTTTGTATCCCTGTTTGATTTCAATTGGATCTTCACGTATTAAATACTCAGCCACTTTATCTTTACGCTTCCATGCATACTCATTCATGGCTTGGCGTATGTCATCTAGTTCCACGAATCTATGGTAACGCTTGGATAAATGCCAAGCTAAGGATGTTGTTATCTCATTAACCTCATCCCATATAGGATGACTTCGATCTAGATTAACCATGATCTTTAGTAAGATAAGTGTGTGCTGCTAGTAGCAACTCAGGGTCATCATCAAACAAACCTAATACTCTATTGTGAACCGAACACAAGAGACCTCGTACCTTGCCAGTCTTGTGGTCATGATCAATATCAAGAGCGCGATTCGCAGTTGACTTTCCACAGATATAGCACCCATGGTTTTGTTCTTCAAGCATACGATTATAATCATCAACGCTTATCCCATACATTCGGATGCGTGAGATCCGTTGTTCTTCGTAAGTCTTATTCCGATTTCTTGGCATACTTAGCCCATACTCCACGCTGCACCATCAATGCAATGATTGCGTAGTTTGCAATATCAACAAACGAATCTTCTAATGATTCGTTATTAGGTTTAACATTCTTATATATCAGATTCTTTAATCGCTCAAGCTTGTCTGACATACGAACCATTAACCCATTGGTTGCACCGCCAGGTGCATTCCAGATATTGAATGGACCATAATCAATTTGTTTCTTTACAAGAACAGCCAGCAACTCATCATATATTTTTTGAGCATCCTCTTCGAACTCGAGGATTAGCTGGTCGGATTTTTCAGTCGCCAACGGAGCACCTTTCTAGTTGATCGCATTGACTAAGTCAGTCAATGCTTGTGCTCCTTGTGTACAGATTATACTATTAACATCACTGTCAGGTGGTAGCGACACGCGGACGGCTTGAGGAATTGCATCTTGTAATCTCCTAGCCAGTTCTTGCCCAGGATTTGAGCCATCTTCTTTAGCATCGTTGTCAGTACAGATTACTACTGTACCTATCCCATCAAAGCAGCGAGCAAAGTGAGGCTTCCAAGCGTTAACTCCTGCAACAGCGACAGCAGGATGACCAATAAGTGTTGCACTGATTGCATCTATTTCTCCCTCTACTATTAGTACTTTGTTAATGGCATTAAGTATTGCATCAACATTATATAGGTGGTGCTTCTGACCAGTAGGTATCATGTACTTAGGATCTCCACCATCTATACGGCGGAACTTAAACCCAACTACACCAGCCTCAGTTATATATG